AAACCACCGGTCGGTATTTGTCTGCCATGGTCAAGCAGTTCTGCATCAGCTGACTGAGCTTGACATCTGAGGTGCCTTCTTTAGCATCGATGTCTGCCGCTACTCTGGATGCCTTGATAAGCCACGCCTGCCGGGTGGCTGTTCTGACATCGTATCTTTCGACGTTAGCAGGCCCCATATCTACCCATGCCAGCTGCGGATTGGATGCGCCTTCGGTAAGGAGATAACCTTCCCAAGCCCATCCCCAGGTTGTTGGGAAGTCCGGTTGCGTTGTGCCAGATGCTCCCGCCTGTCGGCATTCATACACCCGACCATTAGGCGTTGTTGGGACAATGCGATCACCGACAGCATAAGTTGTTGACGCTGCCCAAGTTGTAAAGCGTGAAAAAGAATCAAGGATGGAGCCAATGTCGGTAGTAGACATCTGCGGGTAACTTTGAGCGGACACAAATAGTGATACTTGTGCGATTGCCTCGGCTCTGGTCATCATGGCTCCACTATCCCACATGACAAAAAACCCCCGGCACGTCTGCCGAGGGTCTTAGGTTGATGGTTATATCTCTTATGAAGCAGAAGAGATAAGACCGATAAAGGAACCAGTGACACGGTTAGCGGCAACCGTATCGTAGTTACCCGTGTCAAAGGCATTGACCGAGAACCGCTCAGTGGCCTTGAACGCCCAAGAATCTTGGATGAAGTAAGGCTGATCAGACATCTCAACCGTGATGCCACGGCGGTCACCGAATGCCACACCCTTGGAAAGGTCAGCAAGGAAGGCTACCGGGTTAGATGCTGCAGGGCTTGCAATCATGTTCTGGACGAACACAACTGGATACCCGTAGAGCAATGGAACCGTTCCGTATGCATTCTGGATTGCTGTGATGTTGTTACCACCAAGGGCAGCCAGCTTATCAGCAATACCGGTGTAGAAGAAGTTCTTGTGCATATACCACTTTGGCGCATCTGCATAAGTTGGGAGTTTTGCAATCATTGACTGAAGGTTGGCAAGTGTAAAAGCAGACCATGTCGAACTGGTTGTAGAAGGGCCAACAACGGCAGATGCGATGTTGCCGTAGTTAGCGGCTGTACCACCTGCAAGGTCAGTAAGCGCACGACCAATGCCAACCAGACCTGATGCATCAGTACCGGTACGAGCGGAGCTGAATACAACGCGGTCTTCTTCACGCGCAAGATTGTAAGCAAAGTCACGGGCAAGAGCGTTGCCAACGTCAACTACGCTATCCTCGTTCAGTTCCTTAGATACCTGCGTAAGGATAGCAAGTTTCTTTGCAGTCAAACTGATCTGCGCAAAGGTCATATCACTAGCCGTAATGGTGGTGTTCTCACCCGGATAGTAAACCGTCGTGCTAGCGGTGGCGTTCGGTACAAGCTGAACATCGGATGTCATTGGTACGATGCGGCAGTTTGCACGAGCAACACCGAACTGCTCACGCAGATAAACCAAGTCAGAAGAAAGCAGGTCTGGTACAAGGAAACCACCGGCAGAGTTCGTGCCTTCGTTCTGTGCCTTCAGATAGCCGTTAGACTTCAGCCATTCTTGTGCATTCTTGTTACCAGCGACAGCCAGGGCGAACTTGCCCATGGTGTAACCCTTGAGGTTCTGCTCATCACGGCTACCGGTAAAGACCGACTTTGTAACGCCGCCATTAGCCCATGGTTGTACGGTTGGTGCGACTACTGGAGCCGACTCACCGAGTGTCTTCATCATGTCAATGCGAGCTTCAATATCTTTTACATCGGACATCAAAGCCTTAGCCTGTGCAAGGTCACCACCGGAAGCGGCAAGTTCTTTTGCCGTTGCGAGGTTTAGAAGTTTCTTAGATTCGAGTTGTTCAATTGTCATTGTGACAAAATCTCCAAGCGAGCAAGTAAGTCTTCTCGCTCAGTGTCAGTGGAAGCCTTGACTTCCGATACTACGAGATCCGGTTGCACTTCCGGCTGGTCTGCATCCCGCAGTGAATCCCAGACTACGGGTGCCAAGCGCTTGGCGCTCGCCCGGCTAAGACCGACTGCATCCCGCAGCCGACGTTCTACACCACGCAGGGATGCGGGTGATACGCTTTTCATTCCGTGCATGGCAAAGAGCGCCTTAGCACGTTTAGCAAACTCATCAATGATGGCATCCGCCATGGCTTGATCTGATACGGCTTCAATGGCTCCACAGAGCGCATCGTAGTAGGCTTCCAATCCTTCATGCACCATCTCGCCTTCGGACTCATCAAAGACCGATACGGCATACTCTTCTGGGCTTTGCTCAGGCATTGGAGCCATGACCATCTCTTCTTCTTCCATATCCATCATAGGCTCCATGCCGTAGTACTCCTTGAGGGTCTTAACACTGTTCCGGAACTCGGCAGGTGTTGGGGTAATGCTTGCCTCAGCGATAGGCCAGCGGGTAATCTCAGCTGCACTACCCATGCTCTTGCGTTCAACCATATGCGCGGCAGAACCAGAGGAAAAGCCCATCTTGCCTTGTTTACAGAGCTTAGCAATCATCTTGCCGTACTCGTCGGCCATGTCTAGCTGTGCCTCATACCAGAGGCCGGTGTCATCCATCTTGATGTAGCCAGTACCGATAGACTTTTTGCCTACCTGTGCATCCATGCCGTGATGGTAGTAGACGTTCAGCGGTACACGTTGGCCCTTGGCTACAGGGAAACCATAGTCGGTTGATGCCGTGAAGTAATCGCCCTCAAGGTCTGCGGTCTTGGTATCGCCAAAGCGTACAAGGTAACCCTTAACGTAACCGAGCCTATCGCTCTTGATTCCGTCTACTGTAGATGTCAGCACGTCCATGTGCCCACTATCCCACATAGGGCTTATTGATCCATTTCACTGTTGGCTATGATGGTTTCCCAATCACGAGCGGTACGCCTTGGCTTTACTACAATCCCAAACTCCTTTAGCGGGATGATGCTTGTAGTAGGCCCCCAATCTTGATTAGGCTTGACGCGTACAAAGTCAGCAAGGGGCTTCCCTTCCTTCCACAACCGGTAACGCCCTTCACCCATGATTTCTTGTATTTCGGAATCATTCAAGCCAGCAAGGATGCGTTCAGGAGTTGCTACCGCTGGCCGCGTATCAGGGATGGAAGAATCCCCGGTAATCTCAGCCCAGGAAAGTGTTTCCGGAATCATCACACATCTACAGTTTGGGTGGCTTGGCATGATGGTATCAGTGGCCTGTAGTGTGCCAGACAAAGCCAGACACGCTAAACAGACGCGGCTGTCCTGCGTGGCTTGCCGTCGGTATCCTTGCACCGCAGGGTTTTGCGTATAGAGTTGCCGTTGCGCTTCTCGGGCACTTCGTATCATCTCAGTACGGGCAATCGTCTCTGCTCGGTAGCGTCCGATGTCTGCCGCTTTGCGTACCCGCCGCGCCACAGTGCGTGGGCCTTCACCAAGGGAAATACCCTGTACCAAAGCCATTTGCATAGCATCGGTTGTTACTTGAGGGATTGAGTCAAATAGGATTGCCAGAGGCGAGCCATCACCAGCCATGCCGACAAACGCTTGGAGGGCCTCGTCAGGTAGGTTTGTCCATCCCATACTAACGGTAATACCGGTTGGCTTTTTACCCGCTGCCGTTTCAGCGAGGCCTTGAGTTGCATCATTCGCAAGGATTGCAGATTCGAGTTGTCCATCAGCTGTAATCTGTGCCCCCTCTATTGAAAACTTCTTGAGGTTCTTTCCGAGTTCCTCGATGTTGTCAATGATGCGCTGACGCATCCACAAGATGGTGTCGCTTGGATCTTCCCCATTGTCAAGCCTATCTTGGATACGGCCTTCCAACGCTTCCAGCTCATCGATGCTTGCTTTGGTGGCTGCCTTGTATGCGCGTTGCATCCGGCTGATGGCTACGCCTTCACTCTCCAGCAGGTCGTTCCTAAACTTCTGACTAGCGGCATAGATTCTGCCGGTTCCATCGTCTACCCGTTTGAGCTGCTCTCCAGCTCGTACCCGTAAAAAGGGTGGCTCTTGTACACTACCCCCGGAGTGCAGACGTGGTCTGTGTCAAGGCTCTTGGCGGCTTCAGGGGCAGGTGTGTTTTGTACCGGGATAGCCTGAGGGTGTAGCTGCCCTTCATCCTCCGGAATAGGCTCCATGCCACTAATGCGCTTGGCTTCAGCCCGATCAATGATGCCAGCCTTGTATAGTTTCTCAGCACGATCAGAAGCTGCGCTCAGGTCATCAGCCAGTGCACGAACCTGGCTAACATCGAACTCAAGGAAATCACCGGGTTGTGTTTCCGCAAAGTCAGGAAGCAAGTGGATGGTAATAACATCAGCGATAGCACGGAACAAAGGCACCATGCCATCTTCCCAAGCCGCTTGCTGGCTGCGCTCATAATTGCTGTATGTAGACCGTTCTAAGCCCGAACCAAGGCCCAGTACCATCGGGTTTAGTCCAAGGGCAGAACAGATGCGCTCTTCAGGAACACGGCGAATGGCATCCAGTGCAAGGTCGGAAGGCGTAAGGGATACCCTGTCCATCTTGTACGGGCCATTCATGACAACCACGCCACCCGCATTGTCACCGGTTAGGTCTTCCCGCATCTGCCGCTTTATCTGCCGTGCATCATCAAGGCTGATGTCTACGCTCATATCCTTGGCATCAGGGCCGATGATGATGCTAGGCATAGCACCATTGGCAAGCAAGCCATAAGCGGCAGAACTGGCAACGTTATCTGTGCCAATCTCCCGCAGCATAGCCTGAAGCGGTGACCGTCCAAGGCGGATGTCTAGAGGCTCCCTGCCGTATCGCAGGTGAATCATGTCCTCCAGCTTGATATCAAAGGTTCTGCCATCGGTCTGATACTTGTACATGGTCAAGGGGTTGATGCCATCACCAACCGGGCGAACCATGTCATACGGTAGGAACTGTAAACCGATTACCTGACCATCGATTGTGGATCTAATTTTACGTAGGTAGGCATTGCCAAAAAGTTTATAGTCCTGAAGGAACCAGCCCCATACAAGGTTGGCTGGTAAGCCGGGCATAGGCTCAGCAATCAGAGCAAGGATAGGGTGGTCTGGCAGTGCGTCTGCTTGGCTTGAGTCAATCGGACGGTATACCTTGGCTACGCCTTGGCTCCAGTTGCGAACATACCAGTCAATGGCAACCGCTACAATCCCGTTTAGCCCAAGGTCACCGGCTACGGCTGACCAGTCTTTGTGACTCCCAGGAAGCGCACGTCGTAGCTGGGAGAACAAATTACCGTTACCAAACCCGGTAA